ATCAAGGAGTTGCGAAAAATCGCCTAGGAATTTTTTCCCTAAATCGTTGGCATTCAGCGACTTAGGAAAAACTGGAGTTTTGTTTACTTACTCGAGAGAATAGGAGACTTGTACTTTACGCTTAAACGATTGGCTATTTCAATAGCTTGTGCGTAAGTTCTTGCTCCGTCAATTAGCTCGCCATTAAAGACGACATTAAACCAATTTGAGAAATTCGGGTTTCTGAATACATTTATCATTTTATTATTAAAGCAAATTTTTGTTATTGTGTCAAACTTATTTGAGATTATTTTTCCCAAATTTGTTGAATGTAGTATTGAGCATTGTCGCCATCTTTGCGTTGAATGCTTGTTTGGAATTGCAACTTTGGTTGAAGCGTCCGAATCATGCGAGCAACTTTTCGCCTTACTTCGTGCTTGTCTTCAGCTTGTATAGTAATTGTGTGATGTGTCTTGTCGATGTCAATGTACGACTTAGTGTTACTATTCCATAAGGAAATTGCTTCACCATCGAGGGAAGAGACATGAACGCTTGCAATGAATGTTTTATTCTTAATCATATATATAATCTAATCTAGTTTTGGTTGGAAGTCAAGTTTTATTTTACTTATTTTTACTTATTATTGAAAGACAACATTAAAACGAAACTGATTTAAACCTTCGTCTTTCATGATCTTATTAAGATGAGATTGACTTGATGCAGTCCGAACCCTTGGGCGATCATTGCCGTTTGAGTCGATGCCTTGATCGAAAATCTTTACTGACCAATGGGTTGACCATTCTTTAATGCGAACTTGTATTTTATTATTCTTAATCATATGTATAATCTAATGGAATTATCTGCAAAAGTCAAACTTTATTTTGATTTATTTTGCTTTATTTGTTGAAAGGCTTTTCTTGCTTTTTGTACTGCGTTTAATGCGTCAAGGATTGTCATGCCTTGCGTGATTGTGCCTTGCCAATCGGATGAATTTGACTCACGGGCTAAGTGGTTCAAGTTGCCTTCAGCTTCAGCCAATGCCAAGCCAAGATCGAGATCCAAATTTAATTCTTGTTTTATTTCTTCAACTTTATTATTCTTAATCATATATACAATGTATCAGACAAAACGGCAAAAGTCAAGTATTATTTTGATTTATTTTAACTTTTTTTTCATTTTGTTGTAAGCTGTTGGTATTCAACGAGTTACGCGAAAACGGCTAGGGCGATTTGCCCTAAGTCGTTGATCTTGTGCTACTTAGAACACAAGAGGATCGGGTAATGAATTAGGCGATGCGAACCAATCGGATGAGTCAATTACTTGCCCGTTTAGTATAGGCTCGAATTTGAATTGGCAAACATCTGCATTCGCTATGCCGTTGACGCGTTCGCGTGTGGTGGGTGTGTTCCATCCTGCAAGCGACCATCTGACCAAGCCGTCAGCGTCACGCTTGACAATCGCGTTGCCATGTAACCAAACGGTGTTGCCGTCTGTGGTGGTGTTGCCAACTGTCTTAGCTTCGCCGCGTTCAAATGCTTGTTTAATTTGTTGTGTTACTTTTCGCATGATTCTTTTATTGCTGTTATGATTCCTATTATGAATGATATTATTATAATGTCAAGCATTATTTCAAGCCGTCTCTTAATTCGCTTAACTCTTTTGTTACCTTGCTGAATTCTTTATGAGCTTGTTGCAATGCGTTTAATGCGTCGGCAACGGCTTCACCTTGCGTAAGGGTTGCCATGTCAGATTCAGCAAGAAACTTTAGGTTGCCTTTAGCTTTGGACATTGCAAGCGAGCATTCGAGAGTCGGATATCTTTTTATTTTTTTATTTGTTTCTGTCATAGTATAGAGAGTAAAGAGTTTTTATTGATGCGTCAAGCTTTAAGCGAATAAAGGATGAATTCTAATGTTGCGAGGATGCCAAGCCATTGTTTTCTGTGATCTATACAGACGACAAAGCACTTGTTTACCTAGGCGATCATCTGTAAACTCTTTGATCACTTGGTAAGTATTATTATCTCTTGCGAGTACGACATCATTTTTTTTATACATATTTTATATTGGTTATTTAATTAATCTTATATATACAATCTAACACATTCTGACCAAAAGTCAAGCCCATAGCAAAAAAACTTTGTGTCGTAAACTATTGATTATTATATACTTATGAAAACATAGAAAAAAAAGTTAAAAAAAGTTTTAATTATTAGTTATTCTGTACCCCCTACCCCCTTATGACCCTACCCATTAAATGAATTCATTTTTCGATCGCATTGTGCAATAGCCGCCGGGGGTGCCTTTTTTCAATATGAAATGCAACCTAATAAATTATAATATATTGCTCAAGCCAAAAAAAATCCAGCCACTATATAAAAACAACTTAAATAAGTGTATAATATATTAGTAAAATGGCTCGAAAACGTAAAAAAACCGAGATAACAGATGAAGATGAGATCAAAAAGATCGCATCTTCTCTGCACAAAAGAAATGTCAAGCTGAAAAAACTAAGCCTAACTGACAAACAAATGGCTTTATTAAAGATAATATTTGATAAAGAAACCAGTATTGTATTCATTAGTGGCCCTGCGGGCACAAGTAAAACTTATATAGCAATATATGGAGCATTACAATTATATAATATGAATAATGATCGCGGCATCACATATGTACGCACAATCGCAGAAAGTGGCGAAAAAAGCCTTGGCGCACTTCCTGGAGAAATGGCTGAGAAGATCAATCCATATATGATGCCTATGAATGAAAAGCTTGATGAGCTTTTGGTTCCTGGCCAAGCCAGTATTTTAAAAGAAAAGGATATTGTAAAAGGTATGCCTGTAAATTACCTTCGCGGAGCCAGTTGGATGGACGAAATCGTAATCGCGGACGAATCTCAGAATTTCACATTCAAAGAGCTTACTACTTTAATGACCCGACTTGGTCGCGGCAGTAAATTAATCATTTGTGGCGATCCAATGCAAAGCGACATCAATGGAAAAAGTGGATTTGCAGATATGTATTCTATTTTTGATGATCAAGAAAGCAAACAACGAGGTGTACATACATTTCATTTTGGAGCAGAAGATATAATGAGAAGTGAAATACTAAAATTTGTAATAACAAAAATACAAAACAAAAAATAAAAAATGAGTGTTTTTAAAAGCTCCAATGATTCCGAACCTCATATTGGAGTTGGCGAAATGAATTCTTTTTTGTATGATGCGCTCGGCCGCAGCTACAACTATAAGCGGGAAGTTGATCATATTTTTACATCGGCCGGTGCTCTTGGAGTAGATTTGCCAAATGGAAACTCTATAAAGCCTCATAAATTTAGCGAATTTTATGGAGCGCAAGCTGGAAATCCATATTGGGATAATGATATAACTAGGTTGTTCGCCGCAACTTATTGGACGAGGAATGTTCCACACGAAGAATTATTTAGTGAAAAAAATAGTACAGCAAGTTACTCTCTAGGCGAAGGGGCAATTTTTAATGGAGGAGGGAAGTGGGTAACTTATGGAGTGACATCCTACTACAACAACACAACCTCAGAGATGCCCTTTTTTCCTGAAATCGACAATATTCTAATGCCTTATACAGTTCAGCGGGTTAATGCTGGTTTTGATATGCAAACACTTACATCAAGTTCTCCAGTGAGAACTGGGCCTACGCGAGCATTCCACTCGGATGGTAGCTCAATATATGGCGATGAAACTTGGAAACCAAAAGCCATGTTTGCTTTGTACCAGAATGGATCATGGTACAATTTTCTAGCGTCAATTGGTGCTAGTTTTTCACTTGTAGGAGGCCTAAGTTGGAGTACTACAACTCACCTATTTGATTCTCAACCAGAAATCCCCTTTAGAGATGCGTATAGGGAATTTTTTGATAACTATCCCGCTTTCAATGGTAGTACTCAAAGATATGATTATTTTGGCAGAAACAATTTGCAAGATACCTCTGTATTGATAAATTTAGACAATTCAATTATAAAACTTCATGATCCTGGTCATGCAGTTACAGATAACAGCGACAGGATTTTATTATACAATGAACATATTCCATTTAACGGAGTAAAAACAGTAGATAATTGGGATGGAATGTATCACCAGGTTTGGATGATGAAAACAAGCGAAGCAGTATCTGAAAACTCTATATCTGTAGACAATGCCCCTTGGTATCAAAAAGTTGGCGCTCACGCTCACGGGTATATTGAAATTAGAGCTCACAATGGCTTGAAATATCATATAGAAAAAGAAGTTATTAGCGGAACAACAACTTATTCAGTAAAAAATGAATCCAATCAGGTTTTATTCTCTCAAGGAAGCTCTTCTTCTTCCGGAATAGCTTCTGCAAAATCTCAGGCTATTGCTTATTGGGAGAATTTACATTTTAGAGGTAATGACTATGATATAAACCAGTCGTCCTATGTATTTGAAGATGGAATCGAGGATTTATGGAAGCTTCAAGGAAGAAAAACTTACAATCACGATTGGATATTTTCTAGACATTCAAGGTGGCAAGATGATGGACAAAATTACAATATCGCGCCGTACAATAATTACGAACTTCTTCAAGATCCTTCTAGCGCTTTATCTAGATACCGAAGAGATCAATTTATTGGATCTCTAAAGAAGACGGGTTATTCGATCTATAGTTATGATTCAAGCTCCACTTATTCTGCTTCAGAATATGTCTTTTATGATTCTGGAGTTTATGTATCGACAGGAAACGTTCCAGTAAATCAACCCCCAGTAACAGCAAGTGGCGGTACTAATTTTTTATATTGGAGCAGAACTTCAACCAAGACAATCAACCATAAACATATCCCTAGGTTGGACAAATCCACAGGATTAAAGCTTTATTTGAATTACGAAATTGATATGCAAATACAAGATAAAATCCAAATCCAAAGAGCAGCTAGATTATGGGAACAAATAATACAAGATGATATTGAAATTGAAGTTTACATATTCCCATCTTCAAGGGCAAGAGCAGTCGGTGGAGTTCTAGCGTCCGCAACCCCTTTTAGAAGCGTCCAGGGCAACTATCTAACCAACCCATTATACCCAAAAGCAAAAGTTGATCAAATTCTGGTCTTTATTGATACCGAAGACATTTATCACCCAAATGCCAGCGGAAGAAATATTGTATCGAACCCAATTATACCTGGTGCTACTGAGCTTTTTTATATTATGTTTCACGAAATTGCTCATGGACTTGGATTGGGTACGAACTGGAATGAAGATTCGATTGACGGTTTCAACTATGGTGATTTGTATAATTTTTTACATACAAATTCTTATGGAGCTCAATATGGAGGTCAAGCAGTCGGGTATAGAGGTTCGAATTGCCTAAGGGAGTATCAAGTCGCAATGCAGAATGCTCAATACATTAAGGTTTACAGCCCTTCTGCTCAAAATATTATTACTGTAAATTTTAATTATTTATCTAATCCAGTTTATACCGACTCAGTACCCATTCAAGATAGTAGTCAGCAGGATACTCTTTTAGGTATAGATTATGGGGGGCATTTTTCAGAATTTGCAAAAGTTAATGGAGTGTCTGACTGGGAATCTGAAGCAAACTCTTCTCCAGAAACTTATATTCAGCCAACCTTTGGGGATGAAATTATGAGCCCTATTTACAATAACCCGCGAGCCCCTATTTCAAAAATCACTTTAGGGGCAATTGAAGATTTAGGTTACACTGTGGATTATGGTTATGGACAAACAAATGAAATACCAATTGGTTATACCGGAACTGCATATCTGCATTATCTTTGGTATCAACAAATGACTGCTACTGAAAAAGCTTTTTATAATAATGATCTAAGTCAATTTCTCGAATCCAACTCATCAAGTTACGATGGGCAATTAAACGAGGGTCCGCATGTAAGAAAATGCAGCTGCAAGAGAGGGAGGAAGCATTAATACACAGCTAATAATTGAATCTTTTTTGACTGAGCCACCTAGCGAAATCTCTTGTTTTCGCGATATTACATTATATGCAAAAACTTATATTTTTGATGATATTTTACTTTTATGTCCGACTGGAACTCGCGGCGCATATTGGAATTGGATAAAACAACATGGTGCGCACGATTTTATTTCTCAATTAATAATAGAACATGAAAAAGAGCCTGGATGTACGATTGGCGTATCTCCAGGCTCTAATATAGTTACAGATCGTATAACCTGCAACAATTTAAATCAAATTATTAATTCGCTGATTGAGTTTCGGGCTTAACTTGATCAACAGCCTCCTGAGCAAGCTCTTCAGCTTTCTTGTTCGCGGCTTCTATAATTTCACTAACTTGTTCATCTTTAAGTTTTTCAACTTCATTTTTAGCTTGTTCTAGGGCTTTATTTTGAGATAACTGAATTATAGCATTTAGAGATACTTGAGATAATGCTTCTCCGAGTGTAGCTCTTGATAGAAATTCATTTGCTATGATCATCGCAGCATTTTGGCGTTCAGGTGAAACTTCAGGGTCTTTCGATTCTGTATTTTGTGATTCTGTATTTTGATCTGTCATATTGTATATTATGTATATTTTTTTAGATTTAAAGTTTTTTAATAAAAATTTAGTTTTTCTTTTTTATAGAGTTGAAAATTAAAAGATCATAATACAATTGTTTTTGCAGTGTATTATTTTCTTGATTCAATTGTTTTATTTGTTGGTTTTGTTTTTTGATTGTTTCAAACTGTTCCCATATAAGCCAAGTTCCGTAAAAAAACAACAGTAAAATGCTTATTTTTGTTAATGGTTGATTCATGTATATACAATAATATTAAAATATTTTATATATTCAAATATGATATAGTTTTGTTTCAAAAGATACAATAAGTAAAAATAAAATAAATTATGCAGAAATTCTGCAATCATCTTTTAATAACTTTAGTGTATTCTATAGAAATGGCAAATATTAGTATATCAGACCTCGATCCTCTTCCGGGCGGTTATTTATCAACAGACCTCGTAGTGGTACAAAGGGATACCCAGGCATACAAACTCCCTATATCTGACCTTTCTAGCGCTGTAAATGCGGCAAGTAGATACGTTGATCAAGCTTCGATTAGCATATCCGCACATAATCTTAGCGAATTTAAAAGCGGAAAGAGGATCTCGTTTAGAAAAAATGGACTACTTAACCAAGGTTCCTCGTTTGTAATTCAAATGAATTTTGACAATGGCGGAATGGCACTAGTTAAAAATGTAAATACAAGCGAAATAAATGGAGTTGGAGGTTTGATTCCTTCCAATAGGCCTTATCAAATTTTATTTAAAACTTTAAGCGGAGACGTATATGCGGATATCATTATTGATAGCGCAAGCGATTCTGTAAGCTTCGAAAATATATATGTAAAGTCAGGGGTAACCACAAGTTATCAAGCTTCGTCTATCGCAGACTCATTAAATACATCTTCATTAAGATCTAGCGATACTCAATTAAGCGCATCAATTATAGCGTCAATTGTATCCTAATTGGATTTTCTCTTTTTACTTTTTATTCTTTTGATTTCTTCTGGGAGAATTTTTATAACCTCCTCAGTTTCATTTTCCATCATCATTTCAGCCGGAGTCAAACCGTTTAACTGCGCATTTTCAGTCTTTAACCAGCAGGTTGATTGATACGAATTTAAATTTTTACTCAAAAGTTCAAGAATAGATTTTTGCGACATGTAATATATTACACTAAAAAATATTTTTTTAAATTTGGGAGTGTATATATAGCAATGGGGCCGATATTGAATACAATTATTGGGGCAGGAATAAAATTAGCCTGCAATTTTATAAATGCATGGTTAGAGCAAAAAAGGCAAGATCAACTGGCATTGGCTGCGAGAGACGATAAAATGCTTCAAGCTTTAATTGATCAACAAACGAAAACCGCTAGTGATCCATTTGTTAAAGTTACTCGTAGGATACTTTTTATGAGCATTACTTTTACGATGTGTTTTTTGATGATTTATTACGCAATGAATCCGCATATAACTTACAATTTGATTGTCCCAAAGGGAGATAATGCAAAATGGGGTTTCTTCTCTTGGATTCTAGGAGGCAAAGATTGGGAGATAGTGCAAATGACTGGAGGCTTAATGCTTGCATCGTTTATGGATTTATGTTTTATGGTGGTAGGCTTCTACGCGATACCAAGTAAAAGAAGATGAGGGTTTTAGGTTGCTTTTTTATATTGTTCTTAAGTTCTTGCTCATCTAAGCTAAGGAATATAAAGCTAAATCCAGCGCCAGTTAAAAATGAATTTAATTCAATAGATTCAAATAGTGATTTGACTATTTCTCCAGACGAGTACAATTTTTACAAGCAGGCTGAATACAATTCAATCGATCCTATTGGATGGTTTTTTATTATTTTTGGATTAGTATTTCTATTTTCTGTTGTTTTAGGGTATTTTGTAAAGAGTAAATGAGTACAAGTTTAGATATTATTACCGTGCTAACAGGCGTTGTCTCTGCCGCAACTGCCGTATTAGGTGTTTGGTTGAAAGTGAAGTATGACGAGAGAAAACATAAGCAATTAAACTACGATCCGAGTTTACACAGCAATGTCGTTACCGCCTTGGAGTTCATCGTGAGGGAAACTAGTGCGGATAGAGCTTATATACTAGAATTTCACAATGGAGAGCAATATTTTTCAGGCAGGGGGCAACAAAAATTAAGCTGCACATATGAATGTGTGAATGACGGAATAAGCGTTGAGTGTCAAAATCTCCAAAATATAAGGGTGTCAAATTTTCACGGATTAATGAATTCTATTTCCAGGCAAGAAACATTTTCGTGTCCAGATACAGAAGAGTATATAGGCGATTTTACGTTCAAGTCCTTGCTTCAGTCTAAAGGTGTAGAAAGTATGTTTGCCAGACCAATAAAAACTTTGAATGGAAAAATTATAGGAATACTTTGCTTGGAGTATGTAAAAGAAAAGCGTAAGTGGGGGCATGATTCCGAGGAATTTATAAAAAAGCAAGCGAATCTCGTTAGTGGGTATTTGATATAATTACATTTTTAGCTATAATATATTATTATGGCTTTTTCTTATTGTCCTCATTGTGGTTTTAAAAATATGTACTCCTTGCAAGCGCCAAAATTTTGCGGCGGCTGCGGGGAAGGTTTGAGTTTATTAAGCGCTTCCAAGCAAATAAAAACAGCGACTTCTGTCCCAACAACTCAAAGTAAACAAAAACGAAAAGCGCTTAGTCGAGCTCCTATAGAGCTGGAAGACGATCCTGATGGATTAGATATTTACGAAATTCCAGATATAACTAAATTATCTTATTCTATCCAAATTGATAAAAATAAATTCAACTTAAAGGATATAATCCCCCTTGAGGATTTAGAAAATTTCAAAGAAGAGCCCAAAAAGAAAAAGAGCCGTGGCCGACCAAGAAAAAAGTAATTATACTTACGAGGATAAGGCGAAAGAAATTGACCAAGAAATAAAAAAGAGAAGAGGCAAATGGTTTCTAGATTCATTGGCCTGGTTTGACTTTGAAGATGTAGAGCAAATTATAAAAGCTCACATATATAAAAAATGGCATCAATGGGATCAAAGCCGATCCCTTAAGCCTTGGATGAATAAGATTATAACCAATCAAATGAAGAATATTCTGCGCAATAATTACAGTAACTTTGTTAGACCCTGTCTTAACTGCCCGTTTAATCAGTCTTGCGCCACAAAAGACGGAGGGGAGGCTTCGTTATGCGGATTCACGAAGAGTGGCTTGCAGGATTCATCGTGCCCTCTTTACTTGAAGTGGGAAAAAACCAAAAAGTCCGCTTACGGCATAAAGATGGCGCTAGCTTTAGATAATCATAGTCACGAGGTTCAAGCTATGGAGGATAATAATTTTGACATTATGGAGTCTCAGGGGAAACTTAATAAATGCATGAAGCGAGAATTATCCAAAAAGCAGTATCTTGTTTACGAGTTATTATTCATCAAGCATATCGACGAAGAAGAGGTCGCTCAAAAGATGGGGTACAAAACAAGCGAAAAGGGCAGGAAAGCTGGGTATAAGCAAATAAAAAACCTTAAAAAAATCTTCAAGCAAAAAGCTCAAGAAATTTTAAAAAATGAAGATATTATTTCTGTCAGGGGAGTTATACCATGGAGCTAACCGACGAGCAAAAAACATTAATTCAGGAGAGCTCTAAGACTATATCGGATCTAACCGAGTTAACTAGATTAGCTTTTCCCGAGTCAGCAAAAATTGACGGCAGAAGTAAACAGGGTCGGTCGGTTCGAGCATTTTTAGCTCAAAATAAAATCGACTACGAAACTAAACATTTGGAGCCGAAAGAAATTATCGCTCTAAATGAAGAACAAAAAGAATTCACCACCCAATCGATAAAAGACGGTATGAATTGCGCGCAGATTGCAACCATACTATTCCCAGAAGTGAGGGTAACTAAAGTAAGTAAAGAATATCTTGCTGTTTTTCAATTTGTAGATGCATCTCAAGAAATAAAGGTACCGTCCATCGAAGACGCTGTGCACAAAAAGTATTCACCGCCTAAAGCAGAAAGCAAAATAATTAAAAAAATTAATGATTGTTGCCAAAAAACGATAAATGAAAATAAATTATCAATGATGGAGAGAAAAAGCATTGAGGCTTTGGCGACTTTTCTAGCTTCACCGAGATTTATTCAAATTATTAATAATTACGATAGCTCAGAAGATAGAGATCTATTTGAAGCAGAATTTGTTCGGGCAACATGGGATAAGCCTGATTTAAGTAATGATGAAATTAATTTATATATTAATGTCTGCATGGATTATATTCACTTAAAAAACATCCAAGGAGCGATCAATAAACTAAATAGAATGTTTGACGACGCCGAAGATCAACAGGATTTAACTGTTCGCCTGGCCGAACTTTTGAAAACAAAAAGCGAAGAATACAATCAATGCGAAAAAAGAATGGAATCTTTAATTCAAAAATTACAGGGAGACCGTTCGAAAAGGGTGTCTTCTCAACACAAACAAAATGCAAGCATTCTTTCTCTCGTGCAGCTATTTCAAGAGGAGGAGGAGCGAAAGGTCATGATTAAAATCGCTCAGCTGCAGAAAAAAGCCGCAAAGGATGAAGCTGATAAACTTGAATCTATGCCAGACTGGAAAGCTAGAGTTTTGGGAATATCTAAAGAAGATGCAATATAAATTCTATGAAAACAATAACCATAGAAAAACAATATTTCAAGCCCACATCTACAGAAAAACAAGAATCTAAATTCATAGATAAAAGCGCACTCGGGTTTGGGTGGAGGCCCGGTCAGGAAAGGTTTAAGTTGATCATTAGATCGTGCTTTATTGATGGCACAGGAGTTTCTGAAGCGCTAAAGCTTTCTTTTTGTCGAGATGTGGAGGTGCAAGATTGCGAATTCCTAGGTGGTTATGAAGATTGCGTTGATATTGTGCGCGGAGAAAATATATCTTTCAAAAATTGCCATTTTATATCCCAAAATTCTCGACAACACATAACGTGCAAAGGGGGCGCAAGAAATATAAGTTTTACGAATTGCAAATTTACTGGGGCGTTTAAAAATTGGTGGAATGGAGCTTGCATTGATTTAGGTAATTGGACAGATTATGATGACGTAGATCGACCAAGGGTTAGGGGTGTGAGAATTAAAAATTGCATTATGAAGGATGTGTGCACTCAAGTTTTATATAGAAAACTTTATTCTGAAAAACCTGAAGTTGAGAATAGTTATGGTATTAAATTGAATATTCCAAATGTATTTGTGAAAGTGTTTTGGGCATTGCAAAGAATGAAGCTGCTTGGAGAAAGAAGAACATTCGATGAGGATTGGTTAAAAGTTTATGATTTCGAATTATGATCGCTTGCAAAATATGTTCAAAAAAATTCGAGACCGAAAAAGAATTACATTTTCATTTGAAGTCTCACAAGATTACTCTTGCGGAATATTATGTGAAATATTATCCTCGATATAATTTATTGACAGAAGAACCTCTACCGTTCAAGACAAAAGAACAATATTTTAGTAAAGATTTTAGCTACAGGAAACAATTACTTCAATGGTGCGAACAAGAAGATTGTAATACAGTGAGAGAATATATTCTTAATATGCTTAAAAAAAGAATTAAGCATAAAGAATTAAAATTTGCACCATTTCATTTGGAATTAGTTGTCAATGATTTTCCAGGAGTAGACATTTACCAAAAACATTTCGGATCGTACACTCAGGCATGCCAAGAAGCTGGGGTCGAACCTATGTTTGATTGCAGGTTGCCTGCTGAGTGGAAAAATGAAGTTAAATCAAATTTAGAAATATTCATTGACACCCGAGAACAGCAACCTTTATATTTTAAAAATTCTAAATCATTAAAGTTAGATTTTGGGGATTATGCGGTTGGTGGAGATGATTATGATTATACATATGTAGATCGAAAAGGAGAGCAAGATTTTAAGTCAACTTTAAGTAAAAATAATTATCAAAGATTTAAAGCCGAGTTGCAAAGAGCAAGAGATATGGACAGTTATTTATTTGTAGTTACAGAAAGTGATTTATTCCAAATAGATAAAAACAATAAATGGTCGCCGCACCGCTCAAATTTAAAATATATATATCACAATATGAGAGTTCTTGCGCACGAATTTGCAGGTCACTGTCAATTCATTTTTAGCGGAAGCAGGGGCCAATCAGAAGAATTAATTCCAAAAATTTTAACATTAGGTAAAAAATTATGGAAAGTTGATTTACAATATTACATCGACAATAAACTTATATAATGAGCTGGGAACCAGGAAGACAAATATCTAGAAAATCTGAAAGCGATTTTAATGAAGAAATTTTAAAGAAAGAGGGGTTTATAGAAGAGAAGGAAGCTAAGCTTTTATTATACCAGTTTCTAAGAGAAAATATAACATTTTCTGCAGATTTGATCAGCGGAGTAAAATTGTTCCCCTTTCAGCATATGGCTATCAAGGCCATGTTCGAGACGGATTATTTTATGGGGGTTTGGAGTCGTGGGATGAGTAAATCTTTTACTACCGCGATTTATGCTTATATGGATGCTATTTTAAATCAAGGTGTTGAAATTGGTATTCTCTCAAAGTCATTTAGGCAGGCAAAAATGATATTTAAAAAGATCGAGGATATTGCTTCAAAGCCTGGTGCGTTATACTTATCTCAATGTATCACTCATAAATCGAAAAGCAACGACGAATGGTTGCTTGAAATAGGCTCTAGTAGAATTCGAGCTTTACCTCTTGGTGATGGTGAAAAACTTCGTGGATTTCGATTTCATAGAATCATTATTGATGAGTTTGCTTTGATGCCAGAAAGAATTTATAATGAGGTTATTATTCCGTTCTTGAGTGTTGTTGAGAACCCAACCCAAAGGGAAGAGCTTTATAATTTAGAAACAGAATTGATCACAAAGGGCGAAATGCAAGAAAGTGAAAGGCATATTTGGCCTAATAATAAACTTATAGCTCTTTCTTCTGCAAGTTATAAATTTGAATACATGTACAAAGCTTACGAGCAATTCGAAAATTTGATTAAAGTAGGAGGAGACAAGGAGTCGGATGCTCATAGAATAATTATGCAATTTAGTTATGACTGCGCCCCAAAGCAATTGTATGATAAGAATCTTTTAGAGCAAGCTAAATCGACCATGAGTCAGAGTCAATTTGACCGAGAGTTTAATTCGATATTTACCGATGATAGTAGCGGCTATTTCAAAACATCGAAAATGGCAACCTGCACTTTGCCAGACGGAGAATCGCCAAGTATAGAGGTTGCTGGAGACCCTGGGGCTAAATACATTTTAGCTTTCGATCCAAGTTGGGCTGAAAGTGAAAGTAGTGATGATTTCGCGATGATGATCTTGAGATTAGATGATGAAAAAAAGATTGGAGTCGTTGTCCACAGTTATGCATTAAGTGGAGCAAATTTAAAACAACATATTTATTATTTTTATTATTTGTTAAAACATTTTAATATTGTATCTATTATTGGCGATTATAATGGTGGAGTTCAATTTATAAATGCTGCAAATGAGAGTAGTTTATTCAAGGAAAATAAAATAAATATAAAATGCTTGAATACAAATTTTGACGATATAGAAAATTATCAAGACAAATTAAAGGAGGGAAAAAAAGAATACAACCTGGAGAATAATACGATTTGTTATTTACGTAAACCGACCAGTCAATGGATACGCCGAGCAAATGAATTACTTCAAGCTAATTTTGATCATAAAAGAATATTCTTCGGGTCAAGAGCAATTAATGACTCTTATAACGAGCAAAGAAATAAAAAAATACCAATTCAGGATATACATTTTTTAAGAACTTCTCAGAGCTTAGGCAAGCAAACCAATAGCGCCAAAATGATTGACTTCGTGGAGCATCAATTTGATATGTTAAATCTAACAAAAACAGAGTGCTCTTTAATTCAAATCACAACCTCTTCTGGAGGTACGCAAAACTTCGATTTGCCACCAAGTTTAAAGCGGCAAACTGGCCCGGAGAAAGCGAGGAAAGATAGCTATTCCGCCCTAGTACTTGGAAATTGGATGATAAAACTTTATTATGATATAGTGAATGTCAAGATAGAAAACGCGAATTACTCCTTTACTCCCATGTTTATAAACTAAGTGTAACATTTATGGAAATGGATATACCATATAAATACAAGACTACTTTTGATAATATCATTGTCGCATCTAGTGATTTTGAAAATTTAAATATCAGCAAGGCTTCACTCGAGCCCCTTAGACCTTTAATCCCGGAAGATATTAATCTTGACAGAAATATCGATCTACTCGGAATTGCATTTAATGCCGCCGTTGTGAATAAATTCAATAAAAACGGAGATGGCATTGATAGCGAAACTGCGGTAGCTGTAAAAGATTACTTTATTCACAAGCCAACTAATATCGAGCATAATCGAGATAAAATTGTTGGACATATCGTTTCTGCGGGATTTTCAAAATATGGAGATTCCTCAGATTTATTATCGAATGAAGAGGCTCTTTTGGAGGAAAATGCATATAATATAGCTTTAGCAGCAGTAATTTACAAAACCGCCAGTAAGGAATTTGCAGATTTAGCGATCAATTCGACAGATGAATCTAGTGATTACTATAATACAGTTTCTGCAAGTTGGGAAGTTGGTTTTAATGATTATGTAATCGCCGTTGGTGGCGACGATCTGTATAAATCTTCAATCGTCTCAGACCCTCAAGAAATAGAAGCTTATTCTCCATATTTAAAATCTCTTGGAGGCAAAGGTTGCTTGAGTGACGGCAGAAAAGTTAATAGGCTTATTGTCGGCGATATATACCCCCTAGGAATTGGGTTCACTTCAAATCCAGCTGCAGATGTGCAAGGTATTATAGCGGAAGATCAACAGAATTCGACCCCATCGCGAAGCCCGCGAGAATCTATCGAGAAGATTATCGTAAAAAGTAAAAAAATTTCCCATTCATCCAAAGAGGATGTATTAAACAAAGAACCTAATAATAATTTAATTATGGATAAAGATCAACTCATTAACGAATTCCGAGCAGCTTTAGATGAAAAGCTTGGCAAGCAAGATTTTTCTGAAGAAAGCGTCGCTAGCATCTCCAAGGTGTTTATCGAGGCTATCAGAGAAAAAGGCGAACAGTATGTTGCCGACCTTGAAAAAGCTAAAGCTGAAAAAGAAGAAGCTGTTCAGGCTCAAAGCTCTTTACAAGACAAAGTAAATCAAGTAGAAGAGCAACTCTTATCAACCAAACAAAAACTTGAAGCCCTTGAGCAAGAGAACACCGCTCGTGAAGCTGAAGTTCGTTTCAATGCACGCATGGAAATGCTCAATGAGATTTATCAATTAGATGAAGATGATTCTAAAATCGTCGCCTCAGAGCTTTCCTCGCTTGATGCAACCGAAGAAGGTTTCTCAGAGTATCAAGAAAAACTTTCAAAAGTTTGGAAGCATAAAAACAAAGAATTTATCGCAGCTGAACAAAAAGCGTTTGAAGATCGCGTAACTCAAGAAGTTGAAAAACGTCTCGAGACCGTTCAAGCTACAGAAGAGACTTTAGAAGAAGATTCTCAGGAAGATTCGGTTGAAGTCTCTGAAGCCTCACAAACTGAAAATGAAGAATCTTCGGACGAAGTTGAAGAAACTCTCGACAATCTTCAAGTTGAAGAAGCGGCAATCGTTAACAATAACGAAAGCTCTTCCGAAGGAGAATCTCTTCGTGATCGATTCGCGAAGACCTTCAAAGAATCAGTTAAAATTTCATACTAATATATAAAAGAAAAAAATTATGGCAAAAAGAATACTACCATACCGTGACTACAGTGAACATGACGTTTTGAATCTGTTCTCTCTCGACACCAGCGCTTATACTATCGCTAACGCGAAGTCTGACGCTGCTGCAGGAGAGGCATTTGATTCAGGTGTTGTGGTCAAAGTAAAAACAGGTGAACTGCCCGGTGATATGAACAACGCAGATAGCGGTCTCGCGACCTCAGGTGATCTTAGAGATTACTTGGGAGCAAGTCCAACAAGTGCGCACATCGGATACAATGCATACCCCTATAACGGTATGACAGTTGAACCTGCTGACGCTGGCGAAGTAGCCGTAGGAATCACATTACGTGAAACCTTGGCATACGACGAAAATGGAGAAAAACTTCTCTATTATAAACAAAAATTGGACGAAGCTCAAGCAGTTCTTCCCGGTCAAACAGTTCCTGTTTTGACAAGAGGGTTAGTTCTTCTTGATTCTAATGCAGTAACAGGCGATCCTGCTGTCGGCGCACAACTTGAAGTTGCTACTGATGGAACTTTGGTTGCAGACACATCAGCAGGCAATGCAATGGTCGCTACTGTTTTAGCAAAAAGCGGTTCCGATAAATTCCTCTGCAAAATCAGCTTCTAAGAAAGGAAATTTAATATAATGAAAATTACTTTAGACAGAACACCCGAGCAAGTCGAGCTTATCAAAGCTATG